CCTTAAGTGTATCTATATTATACCATAGAATATTGTGTTTGTCACACCATTCAGCCATAGTAAGTTTGGTACTTTTACTCACTTTCTGATTAGGCTTCATCAGTACAAAGATGAGTTCTTGTGCCTCTTGGAGACACTTAGAGATCGAACGATACTTCTGCGTGTCTCCTGCACGAAAGTATCCTTTGCACTCAATGAGGTACGTCCGTCCTCTGTACTCGTACACAAAGTCTGGTGTGTACTTTCGTTCAATCCTGTACGGGACTTGGAACGGTTCGTAACTAAAACCAAATGGTTGTAACTGCTTTGCAACGTCTTCTTCAAACCCCGACCTAAAGTTACCGTGCTTGGATTTCCGCGACCTTCGGCTCATTGAACACCTCTGTTAAATATCTTGGACCACTTGAGTACAGGAATGTTCTTACTTCGGGCCAGCATGTAAACTTGTAGGGACAGTAAGAACAACCAACGGCTAACTTTTGATTTCCACTTTTGCCGTCTGGTACGGTCTTGTGACAAACCTCCGGCCACTCTGGTTGATCTACTAGCTTTTTTATGTGGTCTATGCGCTCCTCTATGTCGTAGCTTATCTTGTCGTACACCGGAGCCTGCGTATCTGCAGAGTCGTACATGAGGTACGTCAGGTGTCCGTTCTGTTTGTCCATCGCTAACCAACCAAACGATGTTTCACCTTCGGCGTGTGCGTACCCTTTAATTTGAGCAACGTACCCAAACGGGTCATCATAAGCCAGACTTCCGTCTTTGAATTTTTTAAACCCAAAAGTGGAAGTGCTTTTAACATCAGTGACAACACCATCAATTTTGCAGTCCATAGACCCTGTAATACCTGCAACTTCACACTGCTTCTGTTCATCTGTCACCTCGTGTCCTGAGAGTCTAGTGAGAAACAACAGCATCTCCTCAATCAGATGCCCGTACATAAACTTGACGTGCGTGTTAGGCGTCATCTCCTCTTGCACATCAGAGTTATTGACCACGTTCCACAGATACCTGTCGTCGCGCCCGATGTTAGACATCCGCAGCTTGCGTCCGTCACGTTGCTCTGTGAACAGCTTGGTCATCAGGCGTTTGCAGCCTTCGCCAAAGTTTTCTATCTCTTCGTAGAGGTCTACGTCCTCTGGCACTTCCTTGGAAGCAACCACAGCGTAGATGTCGTCTACCAGTGAGTAAATACTTTTCATTTATGTTTCTCCATTAGTTCAGCGATAGAGTCTCTGGCTTGCTCTGGTGTGCAGTTGAACCACTCACCCTTGCGACCATAAGTTTTCTCTAGCAGACTGTGTGCCTCTGACTCAGCAGATCGTCGGTCAGCCACAGACCAGTTGGTGAACAGCGAGTAATCTCTGAACGGTGACGACGTTTGGTATCCGTTGAGTCTGTCCTCTGAGTCCACAGCCATGCCTACCTTGACCCACTCAGGGAAGTTAGGGTTGGTAATGATGTACACCTGTCCCTCACGACTAAGTTCGTACTTCGCTAGACTGTCAAAAGCTGCGTCAGTAAACGTCTTGTATCTTCCTGGTTTGTACAGAGGATGTGACATAGCTATGTACTTACCGTTAACCCACATTCTTGCAGGGTTGTTTTTTTTGTGCTGTTCTTTGTTATGTTTTTTCTTACAGGGCAAACACCTTCCATCTAATCCGTCTTTGCTTCCGTTATTTTTATGAAAATTATTTACTGTTTTTTCTTTTTCGCAGATTGTACATTTTTTTGTTTTCATATCAGTGTGTCTCCGACCACGTTTGTCCGACCTTGTATTCTCCGTCGAGTGGGCACCTGAGTTCAAAAGAAATGCCAGCCGCCTTGATGCACTCCACTGCAAGCCACCCGTACTTCTCTGCTTGTTCTGTAACCACCTCCGACTGTATTTCGTCATGCACGTTCCCTATGAATTTGTAGTCAATCTTGTGTTGCGTTGCGTAGTCGTCTAGTAACACTAGAGCCTTCTTCATAACGATAGCACCTGCTGCCTGTAGTAAGGTATTCAGTGCACTATGTTCTGATCTGACCCAGAGTTTCCGTCCGTCGAGTCCGATGAGGTGACCTTTCCTAGACGCTTCTCCAACTCGTTCTCGTAAAGCTTCAAGAGAAGGTGTGTTTCGTAGAAAGCGCCTCCTAAGTTTACTGCCATCTCCTGCAGTTCCTCCGACGATGCTTCCAATCTTGGCGTCTCCTGCGCCGTATAGGAAAGCATAGATGAAAGTCTTTGCCTGAGGTCTAGTTGCAAGTCCTGCAGCAGCTTGATTTCTGGTGTGAATGTCTTCTCTAAGTAGGACATCAGTAAACTCCTCGTCTCCCATGTAGTGAGCCAGCATACGTAGCTCTAGTCCACTAGCGTCAACACCCACTAGCCTGCGTCCCTCTGGTACAATCCAGCAGTCACGGCACTCCTTGCCAAACTGTGAGTTAACTGAAGGAACCTGTGCCATGTTTGGGGTCTGGTGCGTCATGCGTCCGGTAACTGCACCGTTTGTTGTAACCCTTCCGTGTACTCTGCCGTCGTCCTTAACGTGTTCTATCCAAGAGGAGACTTGAGCGTATCGCTTTTGGAGTAAAAGGTACTCAAGTACTTTCCTAGCCTCCGGTACGTGTTTATTCTCCTCCAGCGTTTTCTCGTCCACCTGCGGCCTACCACTGGGCGTGAGTTCCGACCATATCGCACCCTTAGCTTCAAGTCGTTCAGCCACCTGTTGACGCGAACCGGGATTGAAGACCGTAACCTTATCCTTAAGGCGCTTGCCTGTCTTCTCAGACCACCTTTCCTCAACAATAGGTGGGAACACTGCCTGTAGTTCTTCTTCAATCGCATACATACTCTCCTTGAACCTAGCGCACAGCGTGTGGCACAGGCGCTGATCCAGCAGCCAACCGTTACGCTCCTGTCCCTGTATGATCCACTGCACCTCGTGTTCTAGGTCTTGTGACGCCCGTGAGAAACCGTCGAGTTCCACACGTAGTCTCTTGTACACCGCCTCAGTCAACTCTACGTCACGTATGCAGTAGTCAATCATGGCAGGAGTCAACCTAGTCCAATCCTCGTAGTCTCCCTTAGCGTAGCCTAAGATGTTTCCCCAGTTACGCAGAGAGTGTCCACCAGACCTGCTTGGGTCAGCAAGCCTAGAGAGGATTAGAGTGTCAGTGACCATACTCCTGTCAAAAGTAAAGTTCCAAAGACGCTCAACCACAGGAACATCAAAGCCAATTCCGTTGTGGAAGATGAAGTTAACCGGTGCTTTACGAGCCACGTAATCCTTGAAATCTTGCTCATTACATATTACCTCGCTTTCTCCGTTGTGTAGACAGACAGCACACCAGATTACACTGGGGTTTAGCCCGTCGGTTTCTATGTCACAAAAGACAATGTTCAAAACTCCGTCTCCGGTGGCGTAGGGTTAGCGCACTCGTGGATACGTCCGGTAAACTTGTCGTACCGTAGCCAACACGCAGGCCCAGTTTCACCAGAGTAGCGATTCTTGAGTATTCTCACTGTCGTGGTGTTCCTGATGTCCTCATCTTCATGCTGTTGGTCACGTTCCATACCTATGACAATATCGGATAGCTGTGCAATGGACTGAGATCCACGCAAGTCCTGTAGACTGATGCGTCCACCGTCCTCGTGTGCAGTACCAGAGCTACGTCGTAGGTGCGACACCAGGAACAACGTGATTCCTGTCTCTGCCACCAGTGTACGTAGCTTTGTCATAATCTCATCAATAGCCTTCCGCTCATCTCCGTTTTCCTGAGAAGAAACGACGATTGATAGGTGGTCGAGGATGATGTACTTACAGTCGCAAGCCTTTGCCATGTGCCTGACTCTTGAAAGTAACTCGTCTGCCGAGGCTGAACCCCAGTGGTCGAAAAGGTAGTAACGCCCTGATCCCATTGTTGATTCCCAGTGCGGTCTAAGGTCATCGACAGGTGAATCCTCTTCCAGATGTAATCGTCGAGATGATGCCACCGACATGATTCCCAGTGCTGTTGTTGCAACGTCCTCCTCCAGTGCAAGTACACCAATGTTGGATGAAGTTCTCTGCAGCAGGTCGTACTCAAGTTCTCGTATGAATTGAGATTTTCCCATACCACTTCCGCTGGTGATAGTGACCAACTCGTAGGGTCTGTGTCCTCTTGTGATTTCATTTAGTCCGTCCCACGGGTAAGGTATACTCTTTACTTGACGCTTGGCTACTAGCTTTTCCCATGTCTCGTTACCTGCTATGATGCCATCAGGACGATACACGGGTGAATCCCACCAAGACTGTGTAAATTCCTGGACTCTGTTAGCCATCAGCATTTCACTGGCGTCCTTCAGAGGTAGCTTACATATCTTCAGCTTGTTGGGGCTAAACAGATCCTTAATCTGTTCTACTGCTAACTCTCCTGCCTTGTCTTGGTCAAAGCAGATGACTACGTTATCGTACCCTTCAAGCCACTCTAGCTGTGACTTGATCTCCTTTGATGCGCTAGACGCACCAGACCTGAGGGACACTACGTCGTACTTCTGTCCGAACATCTCGTAGACAGCCATAGCGTCCAGTTCACCTTCAGTGACCGTGACGTACTTACCTCTGCCACGGCACTGCTTCTGACCAAACAGACCTGCGTTAGTCATCGTACCTGACGACAGGAAGTCTTTGGTCTTGACTACGCGAGACTTGGCAGCAATTAGCTCACCAGTGTCTACGTCGTAGTACGGGTAGTAGTGCCTAGCTATCTTACCGTTAGCGTCGTACTCCACCGTG